CATTATGACAGTTCCAAAGCCAACAACCTGGTAGCCCTGGGAGATCTCAGCTCGCTAGGCAACCAGATTGGAGAAGCGCATCCCTTCAGCAAGTTCGGTATCGACAAAGATGATCCAGACTTTGACAAACTTGTCGCTCTGACAGAACTGGCAGAAGACAATGGCTGGACCACTTTCTACGGTCGCGATCGCGGCGAGAAGGACGTGGATTTCAAGGTAAGCCAAAGCTTCGACGAGTTCCTGGAACTGGTAGACCACTGCGGTGCCGAATACTTCTACATCATGCGAGATGGCATCTGGTACTGCGGTAGCCTGTATGCTGTGGAAGGCATGCTGCCTAATACCTTGTACGTGCTGCAAGAGCAATTGGCCAAACAAACCGCTTGACCTGAAATTCAAGATCGCTTACAATTAACTTATCAACAACAGAAAGGTATATACCATGTCAGAATCCCGTACAGTTACTTCGCGCCAAGCGCATAAATCCCTGCTGAAAGCATTCAAAGTCAAGCGTCCTTTGTTCCTGTGGGGTCCCCCTGGTATTGGCAAGAGCGAGCTGGTTGAGAACATCACCCGTGACCTTAATGGTTACATGATCGACCTGCGACTGGGTCAGATGGAACCCACTGACATTCGTGGTATTCCTTTCTACAACAAAGAGATTGGCAAGATGGATTGGGCTCCTCCTGTGGAACTGCCCGATGAAGAACTGGCCAGCCAGTATCCAGTTGTTGTTTTGTTCTTGGACGAACTCAACAGTGCCGCAGCCTCAGTTCAAGCCGCTGCTTATCAGTTGATTTTGAATCGTCGCATTGGCAAGTACAAACTGCCCGACAATGTTGTGATGGTAGCAGCAGGCAATCGCGAAAGCGACAAAGGTGTGACTTATCGCATGCCTACTCCGTTGGCAAATCGTTTCATTCACCAAGAAATGAAAGTGGACTTTGCTTCGTGGCAAGAATGGGCTGTGCTCAACAACATCCACAAAGACGTGGTTGGTTACTTGAGCTTTGCCAAGCAAGACCTGTATGACTTTGATGCCAAGAGCTCAAGCCGTGCATTCGCTACACCGCGCAGCTGGACCTTTGTGAGCGAGCTGTTGAATGATGCAGACGGCGATGACGACACCTTTACCAACTTGGTAGCAGGTACTGTTGGTGAAGGCTTGGCAGTGAAGTTTATGGCTCACCGCAAAGTGTCCGGTCGTATGCCCGACCCAGCTGACATCTTGAACGGCAAGGTCAAGGACTTGAACGTGAAAGAGATCAGTGCCATGTACAGCCTGGTTATTTCCATGTGCTACGAGCTGAAGGCTGCTGTTGAGAGCAAGGTAGAAGAAAAGAAGTTTCACGAAATGACTGACAACTTCCTCAGCTACATGATGCGTAACTTTGAAACTGAGTTGACTGTGATGGGTTCGCGTATTGCGTTGACCACTTACAACTTGCCGTTCAAGCCTACCAAGCTCAAGCACTTTGGTGAGTTCCACAGCAAGTTTGGAAAGTACGTGTTACAAGCCCAAGGCTAAAACAGGTATGGGGACTACGGTCCCTATATTTCATCATGCGTTATGAAATTACCAAACTGGATTATCGCCACAATCATCGCACTAGATATCAATTCATGATCCGCTTCAGCACCAGCCCAATAGGAGGCACTGGTGCATTGGACTTTGATCGAGCTCGACGTTGGTTCAATCAAACATACGGATGGGCACAAGAAGCTGAGTTGCAGGTAGCAATGAACAAGCAATCTCGAGCAACCAATGCTCCGTCTGAATCTAATCCACATTGGGCATATCAAACTGAGTATCGTGATTATCGTATCTATGTGGCATCTGATAAAGAACTAGCGTGGTTTCAATTGGCCCATGTCCGCGAACCATAAAGTAATTGTCAAAAAGAATCTCATTATCTTTTGTTCACCTGCGCATTGGGACATTATTTGGCAGAAGGTGTTAGCCGATAACAGTCCCAGCATTGTTGTGAGTTGGGTGTTGAAACGTGAGCTGGGATTCACTGTGCGGCAGCATGAGGAATGGATTCGGTTTGTTCCACAGGGTTCTATAGTGCAAAGACATCGATGCATAAAGCAGGTGCATTTGGACTTTTTTAATGAAGCTGCACTAACTTGGTTCCAGCTAAAATACCTCTAAATGTTGCAAAACTCCCACACTTTTTTTGGTTGACCAGTATTGCAAGATCGGGTATAATATACACATACGCAGCAAAAAGGACGCAAGATGTTTGAAACAATGACCCGCACCGAAGAACTCCAGAGCATTTTCTGGGATATGTACAAGGATGCCTACGGTGTTCGCCCACGTGGCATCAGCACACATCTCTGGGATGAGGACAAGTTCAACCGGGAGTTTGACTTCCTGCAAAGCGAGATTGTTAAGAACGAACGTGAGCGTAAGATCGCCGAGCACGAGGCCGCACACGCCTTTGAGATGCGGATGCTGAGCATCATGGCTTGCGGTGCCAAAGACCGTGAGATGGCCCTGCGTTGGATCCACGAGGCAGAAGGTTCTAACGGTGACGACGAGTTCCTGTGCTACTTGGTTGGACTGCCCTACCACTATTTTAAGTAAGAAGTTGACCAGTAATTTTTATTGTTGTATAATATAAACATTAACAAGGAACGATTTATGGCAACCAAAGGCACCACCGCTAACAAAAAAGAAGATAAATTTAAAAATCTCATTGGGCCCAAAGATGAGAAACTGGACGGCAAAGTTCGTGAAAAACTGATCACTGCCCGTGTGGGCTTGCTGTTGAAAGCCAGCTTCTTTGGTAACTTGGCAACTCGTCTCAAGCTGGTTAACGCAGATGAGTGGTGCGGTACTGCTGCAACAGACGGTCGCCACTTCTATTACAACACTCGCTTCATTGAGATGTTGCGTCCCAAAGAAATTGAGTTCTTGTTTGGACATGAAGTGTTGCATTGTGTTTATGACCACTTTGGACGTCGCAATGAACGTGATCCACAGATTTGGAATGTGGCCAATGACTTCTGTGTTAACGCAGACTTGAAAGAACATGGCGTTGGTGAGTTCATCACGTCAGTGCCTTGTTTGTACGATCGCAAGTACAACGGTTGGAGTTCAGAGAAGGTGTACGATGACCTTATGAAGAACGTGAAGAAAATCAGCTTGGCAGATCTTATCGACCAGCTGTTGGATGATCACTTGGATGGCGAGGGCGATGCAGACGGTGATGGCGATGGTGACGGCGATAAAAAAGGCAAAGGTCGCCCTAAACTGAGCGAAGCTGATCGCCAAGCTATCAAGGACGAGATCAAAGAAGCCATGATGGCTGCTGCCGCTACTGTGGACGGTGCTGGTAACATTCCAGCTGGTGTGCAGCGTCTGATCAACGAAATGACAGAGCCGCAGATGAACTGGCGTGAGCTGCTGCGCATGAACTTGGAAAGTACCATCAAAAGCGACTATACTTGGATGCGAGCGAGCCGTCGAGGCTGGCACATGGATGCAGTAATGCCCGGTATGAAGCCCGATGAGATGATTGATATTGCTATTGCGATTGATGCATCTGGTAGTATTGATCAAGATATGTTGCGTGACTTCCTTGGTGAGATCCAAGGTATTATGGATTCGTTTCCTGCTTACAAAATCCATGTTGTGACGTTTGACACTCGAACATACAATCCGCAGCAATACGATTCTGACAACTTGGATGGTATCTGTGACTATGAAGTAACAGGTGGCGGTGGTACTGACTTTGATTGTTTTTACGAATACTTCAAAGAAAACGACATTGTGCCGCGTCGCTTGGTAGTGTTTACAGATGGCTATCCTTTTGGCAGCTGGGGCGATGAGAACTACTGCGAAGTAACTTGGATCCTGCATGGAACTACAACTATTGTTCCACCCTGGGGTGTTCATGCTTACTACGATGAACACAAAAAATAATACTAACGTGTTTTACCAAATCCCCCAAGAAATTTAACTTGGGGGATTTTCTTATGTAAATATCTATATGGAAAACACCGACACTCAACTCACAATTAACGACATCGCGCTTGCTCGCGATATTATCGACGCTGCTGTCAAGCGTGGTGCCTTTGCTGCTGCTGAAGCGAAGCAAGTTGGAACCTTGTATGAAAAGATTGATCTTTTTATTAAGGCCGCTATAGCTCAAGTAGAGGCAGAAGCAGCAGAAACTAAGCCCGAGACCGAAGTGCCAGATTCTACAGAATCTACTAATCTTTAAGGAGAATATCATGGCATTTTTAAAACACATTGGTAAACATGGCGACCGTAAAGTTGCAGTAATCTTTAGACAGATTCCCGGCGACGATCACATGTGCCTTTGCATCTATCCTGACCTGCTGTCTATTAACATTCACGACCCTTTGATGAAGGTGTTGGAAAGTCCAGTAGGACAAGCTGCTGAAGAATTTGCAGATGCATTGAATCGAAACATTCTGCCCGATGGTCGTAACATGTTGCAGACCCTGCATGCTGAACGACTGATGAAGCGTGTGCAAACTGAACAAGTGTTGATGACACCCAACATGAATTCTAATGTTAGACTCAGCGAGCTGAACAAGATTCTCAATGAGATGAAAAAGGGCGAAGACGCTGTGCGTAAAATGGCAGAGATTGATAACAGCCGTGGTATTGTTGATCCCAAAGTCAAACGTGCTGCTGAAGCTGCTTACAAAGCAGGGCAACAAGCTCGCAATGCTCCGGTAGAAGCAGGTTATACTGCTGCGCCGTCAGACGGTGCATTGGATGATAAAACCATTGCTGCTAACATGCTTACTCAAGCTGTACGCATGCACAATGAAGCAACTGGCATGATCAACGAAGCAGCCAGAATGAGAAAAGAAGCTGAAAGAATGTTTCCTGGTGTGAAGATGATGGACTTGCCCAAGATGGTTCCAATTCCACAAGTTGAAGTTGACGCACCTAAAGTTGCCGCAGTGAAAAAAGGCCGCCCTGCAAAGGCCAAGGCTGCTGCTCATGCCGCTGAGTGATGAATTCTTAGCCAAGTGGGATTACATAATTTCTGAAGTCGACAAGACCCAAGTTCCGTTACGATGCATTAACAAAATGATTATCAAGATTGATGGTGGTAAACAAAAGACCATCAACCTTGCCAGACTACGGCGCGACGGGCTTGACGACGATGAAGTTGAAGAAATCCTAAACAGGAATCTTTCAATGCTGGGAGATACAGTACGCACCATCGACTTTGTAGTGGATGTTAACACTGTGGCTGGCATTGTACAACCAGCCACTGACAAATTACTAAAGAAATTATGAACGTTCGATTACTCAGCCATAGCCAACCAACAGAAGAATTCGTAAACCAGGGCATTGATGATGCCCAAGAACTAGTGGCATATTGTGCCCGTGTAAGTAATCCGTCAAATCAACTCAATACAGATACTAGTGAAAAACTCATCAAGTATCTAGTCAAGCATCAACACTGGTCACCATTGGAAATGGTATCAGCTTGCATTGAGATCACAACCACACGTGATATTGCTCGACAGATCCTACGCCATCGTAGCTTTAGCTTTCAAGAGTTCTCACAACGCTATGCTGATCCAACTAAAGATCTAGACTTTGTGCTACGAGAAGCACGACTGCAAGACACAAAGAATCGTCAGAATTCAATCGAGGTAGACGATAGCACATTACAGCGTCTATGGGAAGAGCAACAACAGTTTATTATTGCTTCTGCTAAAAATGCATATGAATGGGCAATTGCTAATGGTATTGCTAAGGAACAAGCTCGTGCTATTCTACCCGAAGGCAACACAGTCAGCAGACTGTATGTCTCGGGGACTTTGCGTAGTTGGATACACTATTGTGAGTTGAGATCTGCCAACGGCACACAAAAAGAACACATGGATATTGCCAAAGAAGTGGCAATAGTTATATCTAAGATATTTCCAATGATTGGTGAATTCTGTAATGACTAGAAATGTTGTTGATTGAAATATCAGCATGACAGATTATACAAGAACATCTTACTTGCTTTCGGCCTATTGCAGATTGTCTCATTTTCTTTAGAGTCTCTAAAGAATGAACTCTGCCAGTGTTATATTTTGTTCTGTCTTTTGATCGTTTCTCTTTTAAAATTTTAGCCTGCTGCTTACCATGTATTTCTTCATAGGATTTTCCTTTGCGAGTAGTTGATAATTTTTCTGATCGGAGACGGCGTAATAGTTTTGCTTTTTCCTCTCCATATCGTTGTTCGTAAGTTTGCCCTTTACCTCGATTTAATTTTGAATAATCAATGTGTTGGGATGTATCCCCGCCGTCGCCTGATTCAATTTTAAGATTTGCCCAATCTTTAGATTTTACAATATCAAGTTTCTCTGACAGAGGAATTGAAAATTTTTGTAGTTCTTCATTTGTAAGGAATGTTCCTAAAATGTCAGTAGTGACATCGTATCCATGTTTTTTAATGTGCTCTGTCCATCTTTTTCCTGATCCTTTATATTTGTAAGGGTCTCTCACTGTTTTGCCTAAATACTTTAGTCCTGTTTTATTATGTGTTTTGATGTAAAGATAGATCATGCCTGGTTCTCCATGATGTATTTATGATACTTGACATTTTATTGAACTTCGTGTTATACTAGCACATGGCCATTTTGCGTAACTTAGAGCGAGAACACAGTAAGCAAGGTAGACCACCTGAATGTAAAGTTATCAACGGTAACGTTGTTAAATTTTCAGACATGGTGGTTCATAAATTTCGCATAGGTGATGTTGATGATCCTGTGCTGTACGCTGCTGAATCCATATGCGAATGGCAGCAGACCGAAGCTGGCAAGTTTGTGATGGAGAACGCTGTAGAACCACCTTGGTGGGTGCGGCACATGGATCCATATGACTATGGATATCAGTTTGCCATCGTGGCTCGTATGAAAGAATCAGATCAAACTTTTTACACATTGAAGTATGTTAACACCTGAAGTTGAATACATAGACGAGCGGGACATGGTCCTACCTCCTCCAGTACGCAAGCAGATATGGAATGGCACAGAGTTTGTTCCGTTCTTGCTGTATCGTAGTAAAGGTGTTCCTGATAATGAACGAAGAGAATGGTTATGGGATACGTATGGAGGTCCAGGTGTGTACAAATATGGAAGTCATTGGGACTATTCCGACAGCGGCGACGTTACATATATGGACGATAAAGTCTATATGTTTTACACATTGAAATGGGGCACAAAATGAAAATATTAGTCACCGGACTCCTCAAGACCCATAAAGAATTTTGAAACTTGCAGGAGAATACCGTGTTAAAGACTATGCTCGTCGGGGATGTTTTGATTATCCTATACTTGGGCTTAGTGCTGTATATGGTCCCGTGGATGTGGAACCCAGTATCGTTTCAAAATTCATGTTCTCAGCAATGCCAGGCAGAGTGCTCAAAGTCAACGAATCACTAGACGTTACCTCCGTTGACTTTTGCATTTATGCTATTTTTACAATAATTTTTGCTCGCCCATCAGCTTCAATTGCAATCACTTTGCCTACTGCATTTTGGTATTGTTCAAATGTTGGGTTGCTGATTGCTTGACCTTTGATTGCACCATTGTCATTGACCGGAATAATGTATTGACCGGCGGTTGCACCAAACACAT